ACTAGGTGGCCCGGCGATTCCGGCCCAATGGGGCTAAGGGGTTCGCGTTATTGGGGTTCGCGGTGGTGGCGATGGCGTTCGGGGTGGCGTTTCTGTCACCCTGGGCGCTAATCCCGCCACCCCCACTCGGGTTGGCGTATTTGGACCGGTTGATCCCGCTGCAGGTCTGGGGTGGCGTGTGGTGGGCTTCGGCGGTCCTGTTGCTGGTGGGGGCCTACCGGGAGGACCAGTCCAAGGCGATGGTTTTGTTCGCTCCGATGCTGTTCATCTTCGCGGCATCATACGGCATGACGATTGGCTCGACCGAGGGTAAGATGCAGGTCGCGTTCATCCTGCAGACGGCGATCTTCTTTGGGTTGTTCGTGGCTTGCCTGGCAGTTTCCAGGCTGGTCAACGCACCACCCGTCGATATCGGAGCATTGGTTAACCGGGTGAATAACTCGGGGTCTCAGGAGGGCAGCGGTGGTGAGCACTGAACTGGCGGAATTTCTCAAAACAGCACTCACTGTCGGCGGTGCGATGGCCGCAGCTTGGCTCACGGCTTGGCTCACCCGGCAGTCCCAGAAGGAATCGGTGCAGATCACCGCGCTGACTAACCTTGTTGACCAGCTCCAGGAGGAGCGGGACCACGCCAAGGCGGACGCAAAGCAGGTCCCTCTGTGGAGGCGCTACGCGCAGACTCTGCGGCGGCAGATTTACAAGCTCGGGGGAGTCCCCGAGGATCCCGATGAAAGGCTGGAGCTATGAGCTTCCTGATGTTGGATTCCCCGAATCCATATACAGCGCAGGGCACGTTCCCTCGCCGTGGGGTGCGGGGCAAGCTGACCGGTACTGCCATCCTGCACACCTCGGAGGGCAACTGGCAGGCCGGGGTGGACTCGCTCACCCGGCTGGTCCGGACCCGGACGGACCACGGTTGCTACCACGTGGCGGTGGACTGGTTGGACACGGCCTGGTATTACCCGTGGGAGTGGGAGACCTGGCAGGACTCGGAGACGAACAACTGGGCGGTGGGGATCGCTGCGGCCTGCCGGACCTCGGACTGGGCGGTCATGCCAGTCGATGTCCGGGAGGGTTACATCCGGAACATGGCGGCAGCAGCTGCGGACTTCGTGAAGTACATGAAGGCGCAGTACGGGATCACGGTCCCGTTGAAGCGGATCTCGGGTGCCCAGGCGCGGGCCGGGGTCCCCGGCTTCTGCGCTCACGGCGACTCCGGGATCGCCCGCTCGGATCCGGGCGCGGACTTCCCGTGGGGGACGTTCTTCGAATATACCAAGCAGGCCCTGGGCGGAGTCACCCCCAAGGGGAGCACTACAGGAGGTTTGACAATGGCTGATATCAACACCATCACGGCACAGCTCGCGGATATCCAGGCGAAGCTGGGTCCGATCAACACCAGCTCCGGCGAGGTGGACTTGCGCCAGTTCATCGCCTGGGGTACCCGGGCAGCGCAGAAGGCCGAGGAGCAGACCGGCCCGATCAACACCAGCTCGGGTCCGGTGGACCTCCGGCAGTTTGTGGCGTGGGGGACCCGCGCTGCGCAGGAGGCGGTGGCCCGGTCCGCAGCCTTGGAGGAGGTCATCAAGGCCCTCGTCGCGGCCAATGCGTCTGGTGGCGCTCCGATCGCGCTGGAGGCGCTCACGGAGGCTGCGGAGAAGGGTGCAGCGAAGGCCCTGTCGAATTTGAAGGGTACTATCACTATCGAGCAGGAAGAGGTTTAGTCATGGCAGGCAAGTACGAGGCAGCAACCCCGAACCGGTGGATCACGGATCCCAAGACTCGGGACTATGCCTACAAGGTGCTAGCGGCGCTCGGTCCGGTGGCACTGATCTACGGCTGGCTGACCACAGAGGAAATCGCGGTCTGGCTGGGCCTGGGAGCGACGCTCCTGGCGACTCCGGCGGGTGCACTGGCCTCGGCCAACACCCCCCGGAAAGTTGCTGAGTAGGCAAACCTACCGGTAGACTGGGTACCAGCAACACGGCATGGTTGCTCGGTGGGGACCGGCGGAAAGGCCCCGGGTCGAAAGACCCGGGGTCTTTTTTCAGGCCAACACTTTGACTATTAGACACGAGGGAGTTGATGTTTCACGTGGAACAGCAGCCTACGGGCGACATTACGAATGTAGGGATCGCTGAGCGCCTGGGGGTGGACCACTCCACGGTGTCCAGGATCCGGCACGGGCAGCGGTACCCGTCCAGGGAGCTAATGCGCCGGATCAATGAGGTGTTCGGCTGGAAGGTCGTACACCAACTGGAGTTCCTGCCCGACAAGGGCCGGAACATGCGCTACGCGGACGAGTTCGAACGGCGGATCCGGAAGTGAGTTTCCGGTACGAGACGGTCCCTGCCTTGGAACTGAACCGGGGCCATATCGGGCAGACGGTCCAGGTCACGACTGAGGAGTTTACGATCGTTGGTCGGCTGAACCGGGTCGACAACGAGGACAACCTCGACTTTGGGGAGGTCTCCCCGATGCAGGCTCTGCAGGCTCTGCAGGCCCGGGAGCGGCTTGGGATCCGGCGTGAAGTCCGGTGCTGGCTGACCATCGGTCCGTGGCGTGGCGAGATCTACCCGGCCCAGGCTGTGGTGGTCGAGTATGAGGACCAGCCGGAGATAGTCCAGGGGACCCTCGTTGGGGTCGTCCTTGAACTCGAAGAAGGGGAGGGGCACTGATGGCCCTGGAGCTGCTACAACATCAACGGGAGGGCATCGAGTGGATCAGGACAGTCAAGCGCGGATTGCTAGGCGACGAGCCGGGTCTCGGCAAGTCAAGGCAGGCCATCGAAGCCTTCGATGGAGGACGGAACTTGATCATCGCTCCGGCGATGGTTATCAACGGTGGGACATGGCACGACGAGCTAGAGCGCTGGGCATCCAACCCTGGCAACTGGACAGTGTTACCTTATTCTGGCCTAAACGCAAGAGTAAAAACATCGAAAGGTGGCTACGCGGCGTCCTCCGAGCTGGTGGAGGCAGCTAGGGGCCACTGGGACGCGGTGGTCCTGGACGAGGCGCACTACGTCAAGGGCCGGAACACCTACTGGACCAAGACCGCGCAGACGGTCGGCAAGAACTCGGACCACGTGCTCGCCATGACCGGAACCCCGATCCCAAACTGGGCGCATGAGCTGTTCACCCTGGTGCAGCTCGCCCACCCGGAGGAGGCGCAGTCGAAGCCCGGGTTCAAGGCCAAGTACGGCAACTACTGGAACTGGGTCAACGCGTGGTTTCACGTGGAACTGGCGCACTTCGGAGGCCAGAATAACCGCGTGATCGGGAAGCTCCTGGACTGCACGGCGGAGTGCTACCTGAAACCGCTCACGGAGCCGTGCGAGCACTACCACCGGTTCATGGAGGAGAACCTGGGGCCGCAGTTCCTCCGGAGGCTCCGGGAGGACTGCCTGGACCTGCCTCCGGTCACGACCCAGCAGGTGCTTACCCCGATGGACGCTGCGCAGAAGAAGATCTACAAGGACATGAAACAGCACTACCTCGCAGAGGTGGAGGACCAGGAGATCATCAAATGGACGGACGGAGCACGCCACGTGGCGCTGGACAAGATCTCGATAAGTCCCTGGCTGCTGAACCCGGTCGGGGATCCGAAGGGTGGCAAATTCGAGCAACTACGATACGACCTTGCTGGGAGGAGTCGGCCTACTCTCGTGCTCGCGCACTATCGGGACACCGTGGATGCTTGTGTCCGGGTGGCGGAGTCGGTGGGTGCTTCCGCTGCCTGCGTCCGTGGTGGCATGACTGGGAGGCAGCAGGGCCAGGCGATCCAGGCGTTCAAGAATGGGGAGCTGGACGTGCTGGTCGGCTCTCTGGAGACGGTGGCGGAGGGCCTACAGCTCACGGTGGCGGACATGGCGATCTTCGTGGAGACTAGCTACAAGCCGTACCGGAACGAGCAGGCCCGGAACCGGGTACACCGGCTGGGCCAGACTAGGCCAGTCACGATCCGGGATTATGTCACTCCGGACAGCGTGGACGAGAAGAAGCGGGAACTCCTTCGGGAGAAAACTGAGGACCAAATCCGGTTCATGTCGGCTGGCGATTTCAAGAGGCTTCTGTGAGGTCTCTGGCAGCGGCCTGGGGACCCGCTGCGTGCCACATCCTTGACACGCAGGCAAACTGCGGGTAGAATAGGTATGTAAGCCACCGCACAGCCAGTCCCACCGAGGAGCACGAAATGACCACCAAGACCGCCACCACCGAATCCGGGATCGAATTCTCCTACGAGGTCGTGGAATACGTGGACCCTCGCCCGGAGAGCAAGGGCGCGGACAAGGAGCGCGAGACCTGCTGGAAGTGCAATGGGGTCGGCACCGTTAGCTGGGGCAACGTCACCTTCGTCGCCCAGGGCACGGAGGACCGGCACTGCTTCACCTGCCTCGGCAAAGGCTGGGTCTCGGTAACGGTCCGGACCCTCCGGGCACGAGCACGGCAGGAAGCCAAGACCGCTACCCAGAGCAACTACAACGAAGCCTGGGAAGCCGCCACCCGTCCGGAGCGCGAGGCCGCAGAAGCCCAGGCCCGCAAGGAAGCCGAGGAGCGCGAAGCCGCACGGCAGGCAGCGAAGCCCAAGGGCTTCCTCGGAGCCGAGGGCGAGCGCCTCCGGAACCTCAACGCACAGGTCGTCGGAGTCT